ATTAAGCACTTGGGCGTTTAACATCTCTTGGCCTGCATGTACAAGGCGCTTATGAACCATCGCTTGAAGTAACTCATCCGAGGCTTGGTAACAAAGCGCACCGGAAACATCACCAATTGCAATGGCCGCGGCCCGGCCGACAACCACCGCCCGTTATAACTCCACAATTTGGATGAGTTCAAACGCCGGGGCAAAAGACTCCGAGGTTCTTAACGACCTTAGAGCGAGGGCCTTACAAAGTGACCGGCCAAGCCTTGGATTGTACGAGTGGAGCGCCCCTCCATTTTCCAAACTTGAGGACCGCTCGGCGTGGGCCGCGGCTAATCCCGCCCTTGGGTATCTCATTGATGAGGAAACCCTTGCCGATGCAATAGCAACAGAAAAACCCGATGATGTTCGCACCGAGCGTTTAACAATGTGGATTGATGCGTTGGCGAGCCCTTGGCCCTCCGGTGCGTGGCAGGATTGCCAAGACACAGACCTTAGGCTTACGCCTGGGCCTACAACTTGGATGGCCGTGGATGTTTCACCGGACCGCCGCATTGCTAGCCTCGTGGGAGCCCAATCTAAAGATGGCAAAATTGCCGTGGGACTTATTCAGGCTTGGGAGTCGGATACCGCCGTTGATGATGTCATCATTGCCGGAGATGTTGCGCAATGGGCTAGAAAATACAAAACCAAAATTGTTGGATATGACCGTTATAGCGCGGCCTCGATTGCCTCACGCTTGGCAAGTGCCGGCATAACAATTGGCGATGTATCCGGAGCGCTTTTTTATCAAGCCTCGGATGAGTTACTTCAAGCGATGGTTCATAAGCGCCTTGTACATGCAGGGCAAGAAATTCTTAATGCTCATGTTCTCAATTGTGCAAGCAAACCCGCCGGCGATGGCGGTTGGAGAATCGTGAGGCGCCAATCCGCGGGACCCGTTTGCTCGGCCGTGGCACTTGCAATTTGTGTGCATTATGCAAGCAAGACAGAAAGCACCCCACAAATTATTGTGGCATAATAATTTTGTGCCGTAGGGGAAGCGGTGCAAATATTGGACCCGGTTTACGCGGCCGGGTCCTTTATTTTGCAACACGCCGATAATTCTCACAAATCAACAATGCACCCGTATCCGTGTTTTAATGCGGAACCCTTAGCCTCATGGGAATATTGTCTAATTTGCGCCTTGCCTCAGGGATTAACGCTAAAACTAGCGAACCCGAAATTGTAACTGCTCAATTAGCGCCTTTTACATTTCCCGATGGCCCGGTTTATCCGTACACATATGGCACATCAAATACTTTTGTAACACGAAAAGATGCAATGAGTGTGCCGGCAATTGCAAGAGGCCGCCAACTTATTTGCTCACTTGGCGCTTTTGGTTTTGAACTTTATGATGAAAAAACCGGAGAAGAATTAACAAAACCAACTTGGGCTAAACAAATGAACCCAAGTACACCCAATGCAATATCAATGGCATGGTTAATTGATTCACTAATTTTTTACCCACAAGGATATTTGCAAACACTTGCCGTTTATGCCGAGGATGGCCGACCATCACAAATGGCATGGATTGACCCTAACCGCGTTAGTTACGATACAAACTTTAACGGCACAGTAGTAACCCAATATTATTTAGATGGCGCGGCAATTCCAATGTCGGGCGTTGGTTCACTTATTACTTTCCAAGGTTTTGATGAGGGGGTTCTAAGTCGCGCCGGTGTTACTATCCGGACCGCCAAAGAACTAGAAAACACGGCGTTAAACTATGCCCTCAATCCGTCACCAACGGGCATTGTTAAAAACAACGGCGCGGACTTAGACCCCGAGCAAGCAACCGCACTAATGGAAAACTTTAATCGCGCGCGTAAAACTAAAGCGCATGCATTTATGTCTAAAGATTTAGAGTATTCAGCAATTTCATTTGATGCCCGCGCAATGCAATTAACAGAGGCCCGCCAATATATGGCCGTTGAAATTGCGCGATTGATGAATTGCCCGGCATGGTACTTAGCGGCCGACCAAGGTACCGGCATGACTTACGCATCATCATTAGATGAGCGCCGTAGCCTTGTTGATTTCACATTACGCCCTTACATTGCCGCAATTGAGGCGCGTTTATCAATGGATGACATAACACCACGCGGCCAAATTGTGCGTTTTGATTTAGATGACTTTTTAAGAGGTAACCCAATCGAAAGAATTGCGGTATGGGAAAAAATGATTCAACTCGGGCTTATGACGGTTGATGAAGTACGCGCCGAGGAGGACTTAGCGCCAAGAGGAAATGAGGCCATTTAATGCAATTAACATTTAGCGCAAATATTGAGGCGGCAGATGCCGAGCGCCGTATTATTTCCGGTGTCATTGTGCCTTTTGGGTCAATCGGTTTAACAAGTGCGGGCCCTGTTGTATTTGAAAAGGGTTCAATTAAGATTGATTCAGCTAAACCGGTTAAATTGTTGCGTGAACATAACACCGCCGACATTGTAGGAAAATCAATTTCATTTTCCGAAGCCGATACACATATTTTTGGCTCATTTAAAGTTGCAGAAACAACCGCGGGCAATGATATTTTAATTGAGGCGCGCGATGGATACCGTGAAGGTATTAGCGTTGGTGTTTCAGTTGAAGCAAGCGAACCACGCGATGGCGTTATTTATGTTACTGCCGCTACATTGCGAGAAGTCTCCATTGTGGGTACACCCGCATTTGTCGAGGCACAAATTACAGATGTGGCCGCATCCAATCCGGATGAGGCAACAACAGAAACAACAAATGAACCCTTGGAAGGGGAAGCAATGGCAAACGAAACCACCGTTGAGGTAGTAGAGACCGCTCCGGCGGTTGTCGAAGCATCAGCACCGGCAACACCAATTGTTGGCGGTACATATGCAAAGCCTCGCATTGATGGACTTACAGCGGGTCACATCATCAAGCACCAATTCAACGCAACACATTATGGCAACGAGGATAGCCGCCAAGTTTTGGCAGCACTCGCACACTCAACAACATCCGAAAACGCGGGAGTTGTACCGGTCCCACACCTACGCGAAGTAATTGGCGTAATTGACCGCAATACACCTTTCTTGGATTCAATTGAGCGCCGCCCACTTCAGGCAATGGGTACTAGTTTCTTGATTCCTACATTGGGAACACAGGCAACAGTTACAGAAACTGCCGAAGGAACTCAGCCATCATCAACAGACACAACAATTACAACAAAAACGGGATATGTTAAGAAGTTCTCGGGCGCAAATGTTGTGAGCGTGGAGTTGCTTGAGCGCTCTGACCCATCATATTTAACAATTTTGATTGAGGAATTATCGGCGGCGTATGCTCGCGCGGTTGACCTTGAAGCACTTAACACCGCTTGGACAGGTGCAGGCGCATCAGGTGGCACCGGATTTGTTGCCGCTATTGCCGATGGAATTGCAGATTCTTACAATGTTATGAAGTTCACTCCGGACCGTCTAGTTACATCACCTGCCGGTTTTGCGGCGTTGCTATCAGCGGTTGACGGTTCAGGCCGCCCACTATTTAACGCAACAGGCCAACAGGTCAACGGTGCGGGACAAATGAACTACGGCGTTACAGGTTCAGTAATGGGCCTACAACTTGTAGTTGACCCACAACTTACAGGCACACAGTACGCGGTATATCCAAGCGCGGCGGTTGCTCACTACTCAACACCGGGTTCACCGGTTCAGGTTCGCACAACTCAGGTTTCAACAATGGAATATGAGATTGGCGTTTATGGATTCTCAAGCACAGTTGCTAAGTATCCAACCGCGGTACGAGTTCTAACCGTTTCATAATAATAAACTAGGTGTGGGGGCCCCTATCGTGTCCGTGTAGGGGCCCTCACTTTCAAAATTGAGGGAGGATTAAAATGGCACTTGTTACCGAGCAAGAATTACGCGATGCGCTAGGTATCGGCGACCTTTACGATTCTGCCCTACTCCAAGAGTGTTGCGACACCGCCACAAACCTTGTGGATGGCATGCTCACACATCATCGGGCACCAATTACATATGTAAGACTTTCCGGGAACATTGCAACCGCAACAACGGCGTTTGAACATAATTTTGTTGTTGGCCAATCCGTTATTGTGGCCGATTGCGGTAGCCCTTTTAATGGCACCAATGTAATTACCGAAGCAACCGCACTAACTTTTTCATGGAGCGAAACAAACGCCGACATTACCGAGCGCGCAATTATTCCAAGCGGTATGGCAACTATTCAAAACGATGTGGATTATTCAACTAATGCAGATGCGCGAAATGCCGCGCTCATTGTTGCCGAGGAAGTTTTTATCGCTCGCCAATCACCATTTGGCGGTTCTCAGGCCGTGGACTATACGCCGGGACCATTCAAAATGGGTGCAAGTTTAATTTCAAGAATTCAAGGCCTCATTTCGCGTAATCGCGATGTTCGAGGGCTAATCGGCTAATGTCATTACAAGCGGTCCGCAACGAAATTGCGGGATATTTCACCGGTAATACTTATCAGGTTTTCAGTTACCCGGTAGCCTCACCAATCCCGAACTCAATAATTATTGTGCCGGATGACCCTTATTACGAGGTTTATACATTAGGCGTACCGGGTCCCGTAAGAGTGCGTTTCCGGATTGTGCTTACGGTGCCGGCCCTTGATAATCAAGGCAACCTTGCAGGCCTCGAGGATTTGATTGAAACCGTACTAACAACCTTGCCCGCTCACATTAGAGTTTTAACGGCGGCAAGACCCTCATTATTAGAGACCCCATCCGGGACAACTCTATTATCCACCGACCTCAGTATTGAGGTTCTAACCCAAATAGGAGCATAAAAAATGCCAACAACTATCCTAACCGGTCGGAGCCTCACTCTGACCATTGACTCAGATACATACACCGGACAGGTAACAAGCGCGGTTGCATCAACGGCAACTAACCAAATTACCGTTGAAACACTTGCAGGCCGTGAGTACAAGACAATTGACTCATCAAGCACCCTAACAATTGATTTGGTTCAGGATTGGGGCGCGGCATCCTCACTATGCGAGGCGTTAAAAGCCGCTTATGGTTCTGCACCGGATACATCCCTTGCATTTACACTTTCAGGCAATGGAGCAAGCGCAACGGGAAACCTTTTCCCAATCGCTCCGGAGTTTGGTGGCGCATCAACCGATGTGCTAACAACAACCGTAACATTTGTCATTGACGGTAATATTGCGGTTGCTTAACTAAGAGAAACGGACACAACAAATGATTCCAAGAATAAAGATATCAGTACAAAGAAACGATGGAGTAAGCGAGTATTTAAGCGATGTATATGCACAAATTTTGTGGCAACGCTTTTACACCAAGCCAATCCAAGCACTAAATGAAACAGGCATTGAGGGAATTGCTTACCTCGCCTACATTGTGGCCAAGGCCCAAGGCGATACAAAGCAAACTTTCGATGATTGGGCCAAGGGAATCCAAACATTAGACATGGAGACCATTGACTCAAACCCCACCCCGCCGGAAGTATTGAAAGAGAATTAATAAGTCTCGCGATACTTACCGGGATACCCGTACAACAATGGGTTGAGTTGGGAGCCGAATCAATAGAAACGGCAAAACAACTATTGGCGGAAAGAGAGGCGAACCGTGGCAACAAGTGAGGTAGTTAAGTTCGAGCCTAACAAGCAAGACTTACAAGGCCTATTTGCCGCGTTTCGCCGCCTCGATGATGAAGGTAAAGCCCAAGCCAAGGCAATTGGTAAAGAGTACTCAGACCTTACCGCCAAAAAAATTGCAGACAATTCACACATGAGCCAATATCCTCGCCAAGCCGCGATTGTTGCTCAATCTATTAAAAAGACCACCGAGCGCATCCCGGTTGTTGCTATTGGTGGACCAAAAGGCAAATACTCAGGCGGTGCCAATGCCGGTGTTATTGTTTTTGGTAATGAGTTCGGTGCTAGCAAACCGGCTAATGCTTGGAAATTTCCACCGCGCTCGCCTCGAGTTGGTAAGCGTGGAAACAAAGGTTGGTGGATTTTCCCAACACTAAAAGATATTCAACCCGAGTTGTTGAAATTATGGAAAAATGACCTTGAGCAAGTATTAAAGAAATGGACCTAACAAATGGCCGATACTAGAGTTCTCAAGGTTGGCTTAGCCGCCGACATTTCAGACTTTTCAAAGGGCCTTGATAAAGCCAACAAAGAAAGCCAAACTTTTGGCGAGAAAATGGGTACTGCCGCTAAAGCCGGTGCAATAGCCTTAGCCGCGGCAGGCGCGGCCGCCATTAAGGTTGGCATTGAATTAGCTAAAAACGCCGCCGAGGATGCCGCCGCACAACGCGTGTTGGCCCTTACATTAGAAAACACAACCAAGGCCACCGATGCCCAAGTTGCCGCCGTTGAAAAATACATAAGCGCAACATCCTTGGCATTTGGTGTGACCGATGACCAACTACGCCCGGCATTTGCTCGCCTTACCCGCTCAACTAAAGATGTTGAGGAATCACAAAAATTACTTAACCTAGCATTGGATATTTCAGTTGCAACGGGCAAACCGGTTGAGGCAATTGCCACCGGATTAAGTAAGGCATACGATGGCAATACCAATGCCCTTGGCAAACTAGGCCTTGGAATTGACCAATCAATTATTAAATCCAAAGATTTTGATGCGGTTTATACATCCTTGAGAGAAAATTTTAAGGGATTTGCCGAGCAAGAGGCCAATACTTTTGAGGGCAAATTACGCCGCTTACAAGTCGCATTTGATGAAGGCAAGGAAACGATTGGCGCTTACATCCTTGATGCGGTAACTCCATTAGTGACATTGACCGTTGAAAAACTTATTCCGGCATTTCAGGAAATAAGCGAAAAATTAGGCAAGGTTTTAGGGCCTGCGCTTGAAGGTGTTTTTGATTTTATTAAAGCGTTTTTTATTCCAATGTTTGGCAATCTCAAAGATGCGTTTAACACCGTTAAAGATGCTATTGATGATAACCGGGAAAATATCCAACCATTGTTAGATTTGTTTAAAGATTTGTGGGTTTTTGTAAAAGATAACATTGTGCCAATTTTGGGCACCGTACTTGTTAACACGGTTAAAACGGCGGCCACCGCAATTGCTACGGCAATCCGTTTGGTTTCTCCAATTATTGAAACCGTTACGGGAGCGATACGAACCGCAATTAACTTAGCTATTGACGGCATTAACCTTTTGATTGCGGCTTATAATAGAGTTAATTTTATTATTCCTGGTGCTAAAGATGTTTCACCATTGAGCAAATTAGGTGCGGGCGGTGGAGGTGCGGGCGGATTTAGCGGCACAATGCCAAATGGTGCATCATTTAGCACTTCAACCGGTGGAGGTTCAACATCCCCAACACCTACACCGGTGCCATCAAGTGCAGGAGGTTCAGGCTCAAGCGGGGGGTCATCATCCGGAGCATCAACGGCCAAATCAAGTTCAGCGGCAACAACCGCAATTGGTAGTTTTAATGCCGGCTCATTTAGATTAGGCGAAGCCGCCTCAATGGAAAAGTTACTAACCTCGGGAAGTGGAATAACGACATCCTCCGGAGTTGACACAACAACATTAGCCGGAATTCTCAAGGCATCCGGTAGCACCGTTAATATCAATATTGGCGTGGCCGGTGACCCGGTAGGTACTGCCCGAGTTATCAACGAGGTATTGACCAACGAGGCAACAACCTCCGGCGCATTTACTAACATTGTTAATGGCCGTAATTCGCTTGGTTTGGTATCGGTGTAATGACTTTTTATAGCCCTTACCCTCAAGTTGAGATTAACGGTATTGTTTATACTGCCGATGTAGTTAATGGCGTGAGCATTACCAATGGCCGCGCAAGTGTTGACGAACAACCGCGGGCAAGTTTTTCAACTATTACCCTTGTTACCTACGATGGCGCCTATCCCGAAGTTGTCCCAAATGACCGGATAGCCATTAAAATCCTTTTAAGCGATGGCGTTACAACTCACCCGGTGTTTGGTGGATATGTCACCGATGTTAAGCAAGATATTAGGGCAAACGGTTCAATTGGTTTAGCTACAAACACAACTATTACCGCAATGGGAGCCTTGGCCCGTTTATCCAATAAGCCAACGGAGCCAACTTACGCCAAAGAATATGACGGCACCCGCATCGCAAATATTTTGTATGGTGTTTACAATGATACTTGGCTTGGAGTTGCCCCCGCTTTAACTTGGGGCGATGTTGACCCAACGCTTACATGGGCAACTTATGATTCTGAACTTGGGACAATTGACCAACCCGGAAATTATGAAATTACGGCATTTAATCAAGGTATTGTTTCTGCACAATCTTTAGCCAATACCGTTGCCAATTCTGCCCTTGGAGTGTTGTGGGAGGACGGCGAAGGCCGGATTAATTACGATGATTCCACACACAGAGTAACAAACGCGGCCAATAATGGTTTTGAGGTTATTGATGCCGATTACATTGGCGTTGGTGGTACATCCTCGAGCATGAGCGTTAACGACATTGCAAACGACATAACCGTTAGTTATAAAAATTCTCAAGAGGTAACGGGTGAGGATTCTCACTCAATTGCCGTTTATGGCCGTACTGCTCGAGTTTGGGGCACATTGCTTGAAAATCAAGTATCGGCCGAACAATTGCGTGATTTATATTTATCCACTCGGGACATGTTCCCGTGACATCGCACTCCGGATGTTGGCACTCTGAGAGTTTCCAATTCTCGGCCTCTTGGCACTCATATCGAACCCATCCTTGGTATCCACATCCGCTAAGCCCT